CAAAATACTAACTTAAACGTAACACCGTATTACGACGACTTTGATAAAGATAAGAATTTTTATCGAGTGCTGTTCCGTCCTGGGTTTCCTATACAGGCAAGAGAACTTACAACAATGCAGAGTATTCTGCAGAATCAAATTGAGTCTATGGGTACTGCAACCTTCAAAGAAGGTGCAATGGTTATTCCAGGACAAGTTGGTTACGACTTAAATGTACAAGCAATATTAATTCAAGAGTCATTCCTTGGTAGTGAAGTTGAGACATATAGAGATCAGTTAGACGGTGCTATTATAGAAGGTCTAACTACAGGTGTTAGAGCAAAAGTTCTTTATAGTATCTCTGCTACTACTTCAGAGAAAGGTTATATTACATTATATGTTAAGTATATTGATTCTGGTGATACCACATCATCAACATCATCTAAGACTTTCCAAATAAATGAGCAGTTGATTGCTGATAAGGAGATCACATTCGGATCAACTCTTATTGAAATTGGAACACCATTTGCACAGTTGCTTCCAGTAAATGCTACTGAAGTCGGATCTGCTGCATATATTAGTGAAGGTGTTTATTATATTAGAGGTCATTTTGTTAACGTTCCATCTGCATATTTACTATTAGATCAGTATGGTAATAATCCATCTTATAGGGTTGGTCTGGAAGTTTTAGAATCTATTATAACTCCAGAAGATGATGAAAGTCTTAATGATAATGCTGCTGGTACTTCAAACTATTCTGCACCAGGTGGTCATAGATTTAGAATTAAAACACAATTCGTTAAAAGGTTAATTCAGGATGATGCTGATAAAGATTTCATTGAACTATTAAGGATCAATAAGAGTAGGGTAGAGAATTTTGTTAATAGAACTGCATATAGTGAATTAGAAAGATCGATGGCTCGTAGGACTTTTGAAGAGTCTGGAGACTATGTAATTGATACTTTTGATGTAAAGGCTAGAGAACATCTTAATGATGGATTTAATAATGGTGTATATACTTTAAATGAAACTTCTGCTGACGGTAATTTAGCAGATGAAGGTAAGCTCGCTATAGAAGTTTCTCCAGGTAAAGCATACGTTAAAGGATATCGTACTGAATTTATTGCACCACAATATGTTGATGTAGATAAACCTAGAGATTTTGATATGAGTAACAACTCAATTATCAATTTCAACTTAGGTAACTTTGTAAAGGTTTATGATGTATGGGGATGGCCAGAGATTTCTGGTGATGGTGTTACTGATGGATATCAAACATTAGATTTATATGATACTTGGGCTTTAAATTCCACCAATGATGAACCTGGTGGTGGTAATAGAATTGGTAGATGTAGGTGTATTCAGTTACAAGCAGCTTCTACAGCAGCATCAAACTCCTCTCAATCAGGTACTGCAGCTAGTGCTGGTGTATATGATATGTGGTTTTTTGATGCTCAAATGTTTACTGCATTGAATATTAATAATGCTGTTCATTCTGCTGTAGCATCAACTCCAGGTATTGCTGCTGGACGTAGGATTGTAGGTAAGACATCTGGTGCATCTGGTTATGTTGCAGATACTGGCAACCAAACTCATTATATTCAGTTGGAGCATGTATCAGGTAAGTTCACTATTGGTGAAATTCTAGAGCATGATGGTGTTAATGTTGGTACTTTAGAAGCAGCACATACTTATCAGTTAACTGATACAAGATCATCCTTTGGATATACTGGTGGTGGTGCAGTAAGATTTGGTTGTAATTGGATACTTAATGATGTTCAACCAATTGAATGTACAACTGTTGCTATTGACCAAGGTTCTAATCAAGAGATTACTGGTTTCCGTACAAGATTTGAAAATGATTTAAGACCAGGTGATGTTATTACTACAACTGTTTCTGACTTTGAAGGTAAGAACACACTTCGTATTGAAAGGGTTAACCAGACAGCTATTGGTGTAACTAAGCAAAATAAAAAATCAACTGTTGCTGATGCTGATGTTATTTTTGATTATGCTTCGCAGACAGCAGAACTTGAAATAGCATCATCAATGAATGCAGGTGCTATTACAGATGGTGATTATAGTGATGTTGTGAGGATGCGTCCTTTCGTATTCCAGAAAGATTATCAGAATGGAGAATTATCTTTTGATTTACCAGAAGATACAATGAGATCTATTGCTGATGAATCATTCTTTGTATACAGAAACTTTGCATCTAAAACGGTAACTACTGGTTCTATTACATTTACAGTTCCTGAGAATGAAGCATTTGGTGCTATGTCTTCAGAGAACTTCACTCTTACTATTGTAGCTAATGGTGGTAGTGGAACATGGGCTAATGGTCAGAATATAGATCTTGATGCCGAGGTTTCTGGTGGAAACTTAACAGCAACTTATGGTGCTAATAATCAGTCAATTTCTATTGGTGGATTAGGTTCAGTTGCAACTGTTACATTAACTGCTTTAGTATCTAAGAATACTGTTACTAAGAAGTTAAAGACTGCATCTAAGATGCAAGCATTAAAAGTATTCAAGACAAATCAGAAATTAGATACACAACCAACAGGATTGGAATATAGTTCTTTATATGGTTGTAGGGTACAAGATGAGGCAATCTCATTTGGTATTAATGATGTGTATAATATTCATGCAATATATGAGTCTTATGATAACAATGATGCATCTTCACCATATGTTGTATTAACTGAATCTGTATTCTTTGCTGCAGGTACTTTAATAGAAGGTAAGACATCTGGTGCTAGAGGTAGAGTTATTAGTTTCCAAAACTCATCCCTAAAACTTTACTTTGTTGCATTGAATGAAAAACCATTTATTATAGGTGAAACTATAAATGGATTTGATGCTGCTGGTGGTCCTCTTGCTGGTATCGTTGATGACAGTGCTGGATCTATCTTTAAGGGTAGTAAGGTTATTACAGATCAGTTTACTTTAGAAGCTGGTCAAAGAACTAATTATTATGATGCTTCTAGATTAACTAGATTACCATCTACAATTGCACCAACAAGAAGACTATTAATTATATTTGATTATCTATCACACGAATCTTCAGGTGATTATTTCTCTAATGAATCTTATACTGGTATAACATATAAAGAGATTCCTAATTATAAACTTGATGGATCTATTAAGTATATCAGAGATCAAATAGATTTCCGTCCAGGTGTTAAAGAATTACGTGGTGGTCAAGGTACTGTAGGATCTCCTTACTTTGTAAATTGTACTACATTTGACTTTGTATCTAGAGTATTCTCTACTGTTAGTGGTGCTGGTGCAGCGACTGTATTTGATATCATGCAGATCAATTCATCATTCAGAGCAGATTATACATGGTATCTACCAAGAATTGATTATCTATATCTTTCACATGATAGTAAACTAAGAATACAAAAAGGTGTTTCTGGTAAGTTCTTGATTCCACCAGATAGGGTTGAGAACTCTATGTTGTTGGCAACTATAGAATATAAGCCATACGTTTTTGATCCAGAAAGAGATATTCTTATTACTGCAGAAGTTATTCGTCGTTATACGATGAAGGATATTGGTGATTTAGAAAATCGTTTAACTAACGTTGAGTATTATACATCATTATCAATGCTTGAATCACAGGCAGATAATACCAAGACATATGATGAGAATGGATTTGATAGATTAAAGAATGGTTATGTGGTTGATGACTTTACTGATCATACTATAGGTGATGTTTTAAATGCAGACTATAAGTGTTCTCTAGACTTTAGAGAAGGTCAATTACGTCCTCAGCATTATACAACTAATGTTGGTCTTGTATTTAATGAAACAGAATCTGTTGATGTTCAGAAGACAGAAGGTAATGTAATCATGTTACCTTATGAAGATGAGCCTATAATCTCTCAACCATATGCTTCAAGAACTGAGAACATTAACCCATTTAACGTATTCACATTCATTGGACGTATTGATCTTACTCCAGCATCTGATGACTGGGTTGATATTGAGCGTCTTCCTGCTCGTGTTGAGAACATAGAAGGAGATTTCTCATCTGTATCTAAAGATATGCAGGTTGATCAGAATGGTTTTGCACCTATCCAATGGGGTTCTTGGCAAACTAACTGGACTGGTGAAACATTACAGTCTTCATCACAGCAAAGATCTTCTTCAGGTACATTTGGTGTTGGTCGTCAGTTAGGTCGTGCAGGTCACGGTCAGCGTCGTCAAGGTTTATTCTATCTACATGAACGTCGTACTTATCGTGTTGTTAATAATCAGGCACGTCAAGGTGTTCGTTCTAGGGTTGTTCCCAAGATAGAAAGAAGATCATTAGGTGATACAGTTCTTTCTAGAAGTACTATTCCTTGGATTAGATCTCGTAATATAGGATTCAACGTTGATCGTATGAAACCACGTACAAGATTCTATGCATTCTTTGATGGTGTTAACGTTACAAATAATATAACACCTAAAGTTATTGAAATAGTTAAGAACTCTGGAATTGATGCTCGTACAAATGAAACTCCATTTGTTGTTGGGGAAACTGTTACAGGACAAACTTCAGGATGTCAGTTAAAAGTTGTTGCACCTGATGATGGATATAAAACTAATCCATATGGAAAAGGTACTGAAACTCTTCCTACATCATACTCATCACAAACAATATATCTAAACCACGATATCACTGCTATATCAGAAACCGTATCTCCAGATTACTTTGGTAATATGCAGGTAGGTGAAGTTCTAGTTGGACAAACATCTGGTGCTAGAGCTGTTGTTGGTGATCGTCGTTTATTAACAGACAACGTTGGTAATGTTCAGGGTACTTTCTTTATACCTTCTCCTAAGAATGATGCTAACCCTCGTTGGGCTACTGGTACTAGAACCTTTAGATTTACTACTTCTGAAGAGAATAGTAAGGCATTAGGTGCAGTTGATTCATCTGCAGATACTACATACTCAGCATCTGGTACTTTACAGACTGTTCAGGAAAATGTCTTAGCGGTTAGAAATGCTGAGATTGTTAGAGATACTGTAAGTGAAGAGAGAGTTGTCACAACTACTAGAACAGAATCTAGACAGATTGGTTGGTATGACCCTCTTGCTCAATCATTTATTGTTGAAGAAGAGGGTGGCGTATTCCTTTCTAGTGTTGATTTATTCTTCAATACTAAGGATACTAATATTCCAGTTTCTATGCAAATTAGAACAATGGAAAATGGATATCCAACAAAGACTATTCTACCGTTCTCTGATATAACAGTTACACCAGATCAGATTGAAATATCCGAAACAGCATCTGTTAAAACAAACTTTAAATTTAAAGCACCTGTATACATTAAGTCATCTACAGAATATTGTTTTGTTCTTCTTTCTGACTCCAATGAATATAAGATTTGGATTTCTAGAATGGGTGATGTTGATGTGACAGGAACTAGAACTATATCAGAACAGCCTTATGCTGGTGTTCTCTTTAAATCACAGAACGCATCTACATGGACTGCTGATCAGTATGAAGATCTTAAATTTACAATCTATCGTGCTAACTTTACAAAGGATAAAGGTACTGTAGTTCTTAATAATACACCACAAGGTAAGGGTAATGGTGGTATTCATAGATTGATTAACAATCCAATTCAAACTATTAAACCTAAACAGGTATTATCATTAGATCCTGCAACAACTCAATATACATTTACTGATGGTGCTAGAGTAACTCAAACAGGAACTAATGCAACAGCAACTGTTGTATCATCTACAACATCTGGATCTGTTGCTGATACTGTTACTGTTACTGATATAACTGGTAATTGGTTAGATGGTTCCACATATATTTTAACTTCATATCAAGCAGAAGCAACCATAACAGTTGGATCTGGAACTGGTTCTCTTCAAGTTGGTGATACTGTAGTTGGTGGTACTTCTGGTATTCAAGGTTTAGTTAAGAGTTATGTTGGTGCTACTTTAATACTTACTAATGTAACTGGTAGCTTTACTGCATCTGAATCTCTTAGTGAGACAGGTGGATTTACTGGTACTGTAAGTAACGTGACATATAGTGGTGATTCTCGTGGTGCTTATTTAACAAGTGTTCCTACATTTGCAGCAGATGATAAAGAGGTACTTGTATATCATAGAAACCATTGTATGCACAATAGAACAAATAATGTTACTGTTGAAGGTGCAATTTCTGAGGTTGCAGATACAGTATTGACAAGTGCATTGTCAGTTGGAACTATGACAATCAACCTTGAAGATGGATCAGATTTCCATGATATTGTTAATGGTGCAGCAATAAGTGCTAGTAACCCTGGATACCTCATGATAGGTGATGAGATAATTCAGTACTCTGCTATAGCACTTGACGGTAAATCAATTACTGTAGCTACTGGTGGTAGAGGTGCTAATAGCACTACTGAAGTTGCACATGCTTCTGGTGATGTTGTTAAATGTTATAATTTAGATGGTATTCCACTTATTGATATCAATAAGACTCACACAAGTATATCTTGTCCTTGGTTGGATACTTATATGCTTCACATAACTGGTGTAGCAACAAATGGTATACGTGGTGGTGGTGAGAATATTTGGGCTAGTCAGAATACACAGTTTGAAACTTTGACTCCAAATATTTCAACAATGGATCTACCCGAAACTGGTATTACCACTACTGTTAATACAACTAGTGCAACATCTATTGGTGATGGAAGTACTAGTGTCGATCAAGCTTCATTTGTTAATGATGGAACATATGTTCCTATCACTCTTAATAATATGAACTTCTTTGATAACCCAAGAATGATTTGTTCTGAGGTTAATGAACTTGCTAAGTTGAGTGGTACTAAGTCTCTTACAATGAGGATTCAACTATCCACAGAGAAGGAATCACTATCTCCTGTTGTTGACCTTGATAGATGTTCATTGATAACTACAATGAATAGAATCAATAAGTGGCCTGGTGGTCCTGAAGCATACGGTCAGCAAAATAATATAGATACAACACAGGATGTTTCAGTATTACCATTTGGTGATCAGAATGACGCTGTTTATATCACAAGACTTGCTAGACTTGCTAGAGAATCAAGATCTATAAGAGTTGATTTCCAGATGTCACGTCCTCCTCAATCAGAGGTTAGAGTATACTATAGAGTATTCATGACTGGTAGTGGTGATGATGTTGATTCAGTTGGTTGGACTCTAATGCCAGCACCATTACAGTATGATGATTCTCCATCAGAAGAAATTCTTTGGAAGGATTATTACTATGAAACTAGTGGATTGAATTTCAATGCTTTCCAACTTAAGATTGTAATGAGATCTTCAAACCAAGCTAGAATACCACTGATAGCAGACCTAAGAGCAATTTGCCTCGCAACATAATGGATGTACAAGATTTAATACCTGTTGATGGTAAAGAGGGTTGGTATCGTGATCCGAATACCAACGCTATAATTAATGCCAATCAAACAGAATATGATAAATACATGGCGACTTACAATAAGCGTCAGAAAGAAATTTCGGAAAGAAAGGCTTTACAAACAGAAGTTTCTGAGTTAAAATCAGAGATAAGTGAGATTAAGTCACTCTTGAAAACGTTAGCTAACAAAACCGTATCATGACAGACCCAGTAGAAAAGGTATCTCAAGAACAGATGCTTGCTCAATTTAAAGAGCGTTTGCAAAACCTGGTTAATGAAAACCAAGATTATGCAAAAAAGATTAAAGATAATGAAGTAGTTGCTCTAAAACTACAGGGTGCTATTGAGGCACTTGAGTATTATCAAGAAAATCCTCCAGGAACAGGTGAAACTGCAGTAGATAATGTAGATATACCTGGAGATGACATTACTGACCAAGAATAATTATCAGGAGGGCGTAAGTCCTCCTTTTTAATGACATAAATAACTGGGAAGCATGTTCTCATAGAGTTGTCCTAGAATAAAATGGCAAATAGAATTCAATTAAGGCGTGGTGGTGCTCAGGAATGGGCAAACTCAAACCCTACATTAGCACAAGGCGAGTTGGGGGTAGAATTAGACACTGGTCGATTTAAAATTGGAGATGGCGTTACAGCGTGGAACTCTTTGAGGTACGAGCGTCCAGTTGAATCTACATCTAATACTGCAAATACATTAGTACAAAGAGACCCAGATGGTAACTTTGCTGCTGGTACTGTTACTGCAACTTTAATTGGTAATTCTTCTACTGCTACACGACTTGCTTCAACTCGTCAGATTCAACTTTCAGATGACATTCAAGCATCTGGTGTATTTGATGGATCTACAAACTTAAACCTTGCTACATCTCTAGAACTTATTTCAACATTACCACATTATGATGGTACTGGAACGGCAGAAGGTACGTATACTAAAGTTACAGTTGATGCCAAAGGAAGAATTAAGACTGCCACAAACCCAACTACAATCCAAGCATATGGATTAGATACATCTATAGAAGGTAGTGGTGCTCAACCATATGATAATGATCTCAATGCTATAGCAAGTCTTACTACAACAGGTTTAATTTCTAGAACCAGTTCTGGTTCTATGAGTACTAGAACTATTACTGGTACTGCTGCAAGAATTTCTATTACTGATGGTGGTGGTATTAATGATAATCCAACCATCGATCTTATTACTACTGCTGTAACTGCTGGTGATTATAATACAGAATCTTTAACTTCTGTTAGTGGTGCTGGTAGTGGTGGAGAACCTTTCGGAACAGAAACTGTTAATGCTACCAAATTTACAGTTGACGCATATGGTAGACTAACTAGTGCAACTAATGTGCCTATTGCAACGGCAACCCAAGGAACAGATGCAACAGCATACAACGCAGCAACGACCTATTCCAGAGGTGATAAGATCACTAATGCGTCGAATCTTTATCAGGCCATTGCAGGTATTGCAGCAGGAGCTGGTGCACCTACTCATACAGATACTAGCGATGCAGGGTCGTGGAGACATCTTGGTGCGAGTGCATCACCGCAAAAAGGTCTCGCTTCCTTCTCTCAAGAGGATTTTGATGTATCTGCAGCAGGTCACGTTACTTTCGCTACTGCTGGTATTGACAATACTCAGCTTCAAAACAGTAGAGTTTCCTTTGCTGACGGCAACTCGAAAGAGGACTTCGACCTCGACCAAGAACTAACTGCTACTACAGGATATCGTGGATTCAATTATCTCAACTATGTCAAGGTTAATGATACAAGCGGTAATCTACTGTTTGGGGCAAATAATACGGGTGATAGTGGTGCTGGAGAAGTTGATATTAACGCAAGACTTTATTTTAGTGATGCAGACATTACCCTCGATGGGGCGGTTGCACAAACTTTAGATAAAACTGGTGACGGTAATCTAACATTCCAGTTAACTCAGAACTCTACATCTGCTAGAACATTAAGTATTCTTGCAACTAACGCTGGTTCTGGTGCTAGTAATGTTGTTATAACTGCTGAAGATAAGGTTACTATTACTGCTTCAGAAGGAACTAACGGTAAAGTACAAGTAGAAGACATGTACTTCCAAGGGGATTACATTGCTTCCTCTGCTGCTACTATGATTCTCGATCCTGGTGACGATAGAGCCACCAGTGGTAAAGTTCAGATAATGGGGGATTTACAAG